AGCTACGAGTGCTACACCGTTGAGTGATACGTCTACGTAATTACCATCAGTAAACGACAGCGTTGCTCCACTGTCAGATGCACCAGACAATAATGTTTCACCGCCACTAGCTGTGAAGTAATAGCGTGACCTTACGCCAGTTCCTGTTGGGGATTTACCTATGTATGGCATGTAATTACCCCGCTATCTCTGTTGCGCTAATGAATGAAATACCACGTTCATGGGCGACAGTATCAGTATCTTGAACAGTGCTGTTTAAAGCAAAATTACCCGCACCACCCTGAGATAAACCAACTTTGTATGTAATTGCACTTGTAGTGGTAGGTTCATCAAAGTAATCATATCTAGCTATTTCTGGTGTAGTGCTTCCGTCAATATGAAACGTAATAGTAGCCATAGATACACCAGTTCTTCTATTGCCTGCCGCTGGTGCAGCTAGTTTTGTAGTATCTCTATAAAAGAAAAACGTATGATTCCATTGGTTATCCTGAACAAGAGCTTGTTCGCCAAATACATGCGCTTGTAGTAATATTACGCTATTAGTTGCAGTAGGTGTAATATCGACTGTTAAGTCGGTAAGAGCAGTGTCAGTATTAGCCGATAGGGCAATTACATTTGTGCCAGTAAATTGTGTGTATTTAACTTGCAGTATTTTACCGCCTGTTCCAGCAGCTAGACTAGCTGAAGTAATTGTTGAAAGTGCCATTAACTAGGCTCCTTAGTACGGGCTATCGCCAAGCACAGATGTATCCCAAGCTGCCTTGAGTTCAGCAATGGTTGATGCTGCGTCAATTGCTGCAGCGGCAGGTGCATCACGAAGGGCAGTCTTCTTGGTTACTGAAGCAGCCTTTGCACTGGCATCATCAGCTTCCATTGCCTTCATGTACACAACGTCTTCAGCGTCAAGCAGTGGGCCACGAACCTCACGGATTTTATCTTTGAAGATTTCTTTTGCTTTAGTTAAGTCTTCACTAATTACAGTTCCAGAAAGCGACCAAGCCCCTCGAAAGTCCCTGTTGGCAGGAATGGTAGCAGTTGAGGCATCAATCTGATTACCGTCCTTATCAACAATATATGTTGTTACAGCCATGATTTACTCCTTATGCTGCTAGTTCTAAATCGTCAGAGATACGCCAAGCGTTTCTCCACTCACGAGTTTGTGGTAACTGTTCCTTGCGGCAGATTACCATTTTAGGTTTGTTGCCGTTATCCCAATTGCGCCACACATGCTGTGGGCAATCTTTCATAATCAAGTATTCGATAGCTTCTTCTTCTGTCATTGCTGGCATTGGTTCTGTCTCATGCAACAGGTAGCCACGAGTATGCTTCTTAAAGTCAGGCTGCGCTTCGTCTTTTGCCAGTTCGTGATACACCCACACAGGCGGTAAGATGCCGCCCTGTAGCGCACATGCCATCCAGTTAGGGTCAGGCACAAGTATCTTAGCGGCCTCATCAATGCTGTTTTCAAAGACTACACGATAGTCTGACTGTACACCCTCTAGGTTTTCTTTCGCCCAGCATAGTCTGTCGAATAGGTGTGTGCCTTGAAATTGCGGTGTCTGCATTATGCTAATTCTCCTGCAAACATCCAATTATGTGGGCCATCTTCACCAGTGGTATTAGAAACTTGAACTTTTAATTGAAAATCAGTTGTTGTTGTACCAGAACTTGCAACTCGTATATATCTACCGTTTCCGCTTCCAACACCACTTAAAGCAGACGCATCCATTTTTTCAACAGCCGCATTTATAAGGGTATAGGTGAATAGTCCAGTAGTTGATTCATCTGTTTTTGATGACACATTCAAAGAGTTGCTTATTGTTGCGCCTGTGTTATCAAGTGTTCCCGCCCACGCTTTCAAAGTGCCATTAACTACATACTTTGAACCAACTGACGTTGGTATAGTTACACTGCCTCCGCTTACAGTTTCAGTTGCATCTGTGCCTTCAAAGGTATCTGCTATAATTTTTCCAGCCATTACGCTAAATCTCCATTAATGGAACATTGCACTGATTTACCATCTATAGAGGCTAAAGTTGATGTTAAAAATGTTCTAGTCTGTACTTGACTTGTACTCAAAGATTGTATCGGACAAACCATCCGGCCCATGGCTGCACTTAAACTCACATTACAAGATGAACTTAAAACGTGATATGTATTGTTAAACACATTGGTAAAAGCAATGGCGCTAAACCCAGCCCCCTCGTCCAAAATACTAGCAATATTAACACTATCAAGAACGCCTGTTAAGCTTGCAGGGTCTGTTATTGCAGTAGCGTCATAGTTTACCCAAGCTTTTACCAACCCCTGTTCAAGAGACTGTGTAGCAGTAGCACCAACAGTCACGGTGACAGTCTTAGCAGTGGTCTTGCCAGTGAGGGTATCTACTTTTATCTCACTCATGCTAAGTCTCCACAAGTAATTACTATAGCCCTGTCATACTCTGCGCCACTTTCAGTTGCAGCACTGGCTTGACTAGCAAGCCTGACACTTTCAAATTTTGTTGTTGATGATGTGATTGAGGCAGATGATGACACAGGGTTCATCGTACCTGAAATGCCTAGCGATGAACCGCCCCTAGAAACGGAATTTTGTATTACGGGCAAAGTCGAAGGATAATAAAGCGCATCGCTGTAATTATTAATATGGGTGGCTGTGAAAATTGCTGTTGCATCGTCAGAAACACTAGAGTTGTTAAATGAATTTGTAACGGTGTCAGTAATTTGATTGTAATTCAAAAGACCTTTTGCCGCTTCTTGTTTAGTCAGCGTGACAGGGCTTGTTCCGTTTGCTGCCGATATTGTGTTTGCTCTTAGTTCACTCATGTTATCACCAGATTACCGTTTACAGTCACGGTAACTCCTGTTGCTACTGTTAGAGGGCCAGCACATAAGCCGTTTGTATTAACCGCTACTGTAATGTCAGTGTCTAGCTGCGCCTCGTGTACACGCACAATGTCAGCTAGTCCACCACCGCTATCACCTAAGTAGCTACCACCACCAAGAGTTGTACCAGAAGCAAACATAGCGTTTGTAATTGTACCAGCACCCGGTGTTACTGTCTGCTGGGCTTTGCCCTGAAAGACCACGTAGAAATCATCTGTAGTCTCTACATCACCCAACATAGTCAAGGCAGTACCAGCTACAGTATAGGCTGCGCTTGGCTCTTGACGTACATTATTTACAAATACTTCAATATCCTGTGCGCTACCCACAGCATGGTCAAGCGTAAAATCACGCTTTGCTGTCGGGCTACCTGTGTCACCAGTCAGGTCTTGATATGCTGCTGTGCTAAAGTTTACAGCTGGTATGTTACCAAGATAAGGCATTAAGTAATCTCCAAAATGCTCAAAGTTGTATCTGCGCTGTTTGCAGTATCAGATTGTACTTTTAATACATCCGTATCAAGCAGCACTACCTTCTGATCCCCACCAATTGGTACAAGTGTACCACCTACAGGAATAGGCGCATCCTTAATTAAGAATACGTTTCCATTTGTTTCTGTGTCTGAAGTATCACTTTCTATTTTAACATCTACAGTTATTTGTGATGTTGTAATATTAGCAATAGACATACCGATAATGGTAGTTTCAGTACCAGATTTACCAGTATAGATAGTCATATCTGTATTAGCACCAGTACTACCACCAGCAAAGGTTTTTATTTTAAAAGCGTTTGCCATTATTTACTCCTAATGTACATTAATTATACCATAATTTATATGGTTTGTCAAGTCTTTTCTGTTATCCTAATGCGATAGCTAGTGCTACTGCTGCGCCATTTGCGAATGCCTGTGTAGATACTGTTCCTGTTTCATTAGGCAAAGATATTGTTCTATTAGCTGTTGGGGTTGTTTTATTCAATGTGGTTGTATAAGTAGCTGATGCTTCTTTAAACACAAGACCAAAACCGTTAGGGCTTGAGTTACCATCATCGTTAAGGGTAATGTTACCACCACTTGTAATACCACTACCAAATGAACCACCACTAATTGTATTTTCCACAAATGCTTTAATAGACTGTTGTGTAGCCAGTGCCGTGGCACTATTAGTAGACATATCGTCTTCATCAAGAATGGCAGTTACAGTTGCACCAGAGGCAAGTGCTAAACTTGTGCTTGCTGTTACTGTAGTTCCTTCAAGAGCAGCGAATGTACCTGCTGCTGCATTGTTAGCACCAATTATTGTACCAT